CCGTATGTGCACTGCCGACGGCGCCAGCAGCCATCGGCGCCTCAATGCCGACGACTGCTGGCTGATACTCAAAGATGGCGTCGGCCAGTTCGTTTTCGAACGCGGCCAGTCGCGCGCCAAGCGTGACGCTGACGCCTGACGGTAACTGCCACACGCCCCACACCGGTCCAGCTTCGACATTGGCCAGCGTCCCATAACAAAAACCGGTCCTGGTGCTTATGTCGAGAAAAAGCACCCCTCCTTTCTCGACCGCCAGCGCCTCGACCATTCAGTGCGCCGCCGCCGCGACATCCTGTTCAACGCTGGGCGCACGCCGCGCGCGGCTGGTCGATGCGGGCTTGGTTTTCTCGGCGTCCGGCTTGCGTGCCACGCGGTCGGCATGGCCGTCGTGCCAGCCCTCCAGCCACTTCACATGTGCCTCGGTGCCGGGCGGAACCCGGCAGGCGCCCTTGTCGCCGCCGGCCAGGCCGGTGTTGTAGCCGTCGGCATGCGCGCGGGCGAGGTTGAGGCGTTCCGCGGCTACCGGCGACGGCTTGGCAACCACCGCTTTCAGACCAGCGGCAAAACTGCCCTGCCCGGTCTCACTGAAATCGATGATTTCCAGGATCGCGAGGTACTCGGTTTCCATCCGGACCTGCGCGGCGACGACGTCGGGATCTTTCTGCGCCAGCGCGTAGGCGCGCTTGATGCCTTTAGACTGCACACCGAGTTTCTCAAACCGGGCGAAGCTAACCGCGATGCGCTGGCCAATGCGCGCGATGTCGCCGCGCATCGAGGCATAGTCGGTGTAGCAGGCCGCGATGTCGTCGGGATTGACGTTGGTGACCGCCGTCACTTCCCGTTTCGGCCGCCCCGGCTTGCGCGCCGCGCCGTCCGTTGTTTTCGTTCTTCCCACTTGAATACTCCAGAATAAGGAGCCAGCGACCGGCCGGCGCGGTGATCAGACGCAGGCGCGGATGGTCGAAGTCACAATTTCGTTATCGCGGTCGGCCATGCGGGTCAGGCGGCGGCGGCGGCGGCGCGCTCTGCGGGCGTCGATTGGTTGACGAAGTCCTCGGCAGTGACTTCGCCATTTGTGGCCTGGCGGATCCGCCGGAGATTGATCCGGTTGGGAAATCGAATGCCGTGCCGATAGTTGTGAACGGTTTGTTTCGACGGGATTCCCGCCAACACAGCGAACTCCGCCGACGTCAGCTTGTTCGTGCGCAAATACTCATCGAGCGTCATGGCATGCAGGGTAACGGTATCGGTTACCCATAGTCAACGGTTTGGGTAATGACCGCCAAGAAGTTTCGGGTGATAACTCGCGAGATGACTAGGACGCCTAAAAAACCCGCCGGCCCGCCGCCCAACCGACTGGCCGAGTGGATGCACAAACAGCACATCGACGATCCGTCGCTGGCGGCCGCGGTTGACACGAACAAGCAGCAGATATGGAAGTTGCGGACAGGAAAAGCGCGATTGACCGCGCGCTGGGCCGAGCGTCTGGCGCCGCACATCGGGGTTGACTGGCCGCTGCTGATGAACCCCGCCACACCCGAGGCGCGGGCTTTTGCTCCGACACGCGCCGATGTCGACCTCGGCATTCTGGGAAAGATCGGTCGCCGTATCGTCTGGGGCCGGACGTATCGCGGCTACACCCGCGCTGTCGCGGCAGAGCGGTTCGATATCCCAGTGAACCGACTGGCCGCTCTAGAGGCCGGCGCCGAGACGATGACGATCTACGAGGCCATCACAATCACAACAAAGCTTCAGCTTACAACTGACTTTCTGCTCCGTGGGCAGATCGGCTCCCTGCCGTTCGACGTGGGGGAGGACTACCGCACGGACCACCCTAGCCTATCAGCGCACCAGCAAGACACGGCCTAGCGCACGGGCACGGTTCCGGTCGTTCACACAGCATCTCGAACGCGGGGTTTCCCCCTTTTGCCCAGCCGGCAGACGCATGGCTGTCGCCATTATGTTGACTATGGTCATCGATGTGGTTACCAGCGATAGCAACAGACCCGAGGCGGCGGCGATGCGAAAGAGCGATTTCCAAGGAAGTCCCCCATCCATGTCGGTGTCACGTGACTGTGATAATTGCGCTGAACGAGAGTGGGTTGGCAAGATGAATATCGACCTTCATGGGCCTCGTCGCCTCGACCGGCGCATCCTTGGCGTCGGTGAACATCTCTCCATGATGCTCGCAACCGGCGAGATCGCCGGGGCGCCGGCCCAGGCCATTCGTGAACTGCAAGAAATGCCGCTCGCTTTGCTGGATTTGGCGGGTGACGCTACCGTTTTGCTGCAAAGTCGTCGGCAAGTGGCTGTCCCAACCGTGCTGGCTCTTTCGTGCGCAGCCGGCGCCCTGCTTTTCGCCGGCGCGCAGTCGATCGGCTTCGGCGAATCGGCACTCGGCAGCGGCGAACTCGTCGTCGCGGCGGCATTGGCGATCTGGGCCTCCACTGGTCCGTAACTGATCCGCCACTAATCCCCGGGAACAACGTTATTTGACGGACCGACGTATTGACGTACTGATTTATTGCCGCCAATCATGGTGGGTTATTTACGTCATGACGGAAATAGCTATTAGCGTCAAACGAAGGGCTCCCTCCATGAAGCGCCGTGCGGCAGAACCTGCCGTCTACACCACCCTGACGCGGGTCAGCGGTGACGATACCGACGAACTGGACGTGGTGATCGCGTTCGAGGTCACCCGTTACAGCCCCGGTTGCCCAGCTTGTTACTACCAAAGGAACGGCGATCCGGGCTGGCCGGCCGAAGCGGCGGAATACGAGACGGCCATCACAGGCATCTCTCTCGACGGCGCGGTCGATGCTGGCGTCGAGCCGCTGACCGACGCCGAAGTGGCGACGCTTACCGCATGGTTCGAAAGCGACAAGGCGCACGACGCCACCGATGACGCGGTCCGCGAATATTACGACGACGCATATGACCGTTATTGCGACGAACAGATGGAAAGAAGCCTCTAATATGTCGGAAACACTGGAACGCGCTGTCGGCGACGCGCTGAGCGTGGTTGACCTCGCGGGGCACTGCTCCGCGCTGGCCGCGCTGGTCTCCCCGTCCGCCTATGTGTCGCTCAACGTTGCGACGTCCACGAAAGACGCCTATCTCGGGATCTATCCGAGCGGGATGTCCGCGCCAGATTACCATCATTTCCGTGGCGAGACGTGGCAGCAGGCGCTCGATAGCGCCTACGTCTGGGCACGCGACTACGGCGCAGTGCACCGCGCCACGGTGATCCGCACCATGGCGCTGGCGATCATCGACCTGACCGACGAATACGGCACCTGCTCCGCTGGTCTGCTCGCTGGACGGAAGTTTGCCCACGCCGACATCACCAGCTTCGCCAAGGCCGCCTGCGCGCGGGCCAGCGAGATGACCGGCAACACGCCGTTTGTCGTCCAGGGAATAATACCTTGATCACCACCGACATCCAGGAACACAGCCCTGAGTGGCATGCGATCCGCTCGCGCCATATCGGCGGGTCCGAGATCGCCGGCCTGTTCGGCGTCCAGGCGGAATACCAGATGTCCGCCTACACCCTGTTCATGGTCAAGTCCGGGCGCATCCCGCCGCCGCCGGTCGATCACTCCCCGGGCTCGCGCGTGTGGTTCGGCACGCGGCTGGAGGCGCAGATCGCGGGGATGGCCGCCGAGATTTACGGCTGGACCATCAGCAAGGGCGGCTACTGCATCGACGACACGACGCCCGGGATGGCCTGTTCCCTGGATTTCGTGATCGACGAACCCGGCGAGGAGGAGCGCTTGCTGGGGTTCAGCGGACCCGGCGTGCTCCAGATCAAGAACATCGACATGATCCAGCACAAGCGCGCCTGGAACAGCGACGAACCGCCCTATCCGGTGCTGCTGCAACTGCAGCACGAGATCGCCTGTCTCGGCGCATCCTGGGGCGTCATCGCCGGCATGGTCGGCGGCAACCAGCTTCCCGCCTACCGCTACGCCGCCCGCCCTCGGACGATCGCGCTGATCCGCGAGCGCGTCGGCGAGTTCTGGCAGCGCGTCGCCGATCAGCGCCCGCCCTCGGTCGACGGCTCGAACTCCACCGCCGAGGCACTCGCCGTGCTGTATCCGTCGCTGGAGGACAATCTGCCGATCGACCTGTCGAACGACAACGAAATGCCAGAGATCTGCGCCGGACTGCTGGTCGCCACCGCTGACCGCAAGAGCGCGGAGGCGAACGAGCAGAGCTACAAGAACCGGCTGGCAGAAAAGATGGCCGGGCACAAGCGGGCAATCTGCACCGGCTTTTCGATCAACGGCGTGTTCACCCAGGCCAATCCGGGCAAGCGCGCCGGCGACCTGCCGGCGGACGAGATCATCGGCAAACGCAAGGCGTCGGTCTGGTACAAGGTGAAGGAATATCTGGGGGTCGCCGCGTGAGCACCCTGGTCTGGGACACAGAAACAACAGGTCTGCCCGCGTACGACAAGCGCAGCAACGATCCCGCGCAGCCGCATCTGGTGCAGCTCGCGCTCGTTCTGCTGGACGACGCCGGCCGCGAGGTCGAGGCCGTCTCGGTGATCGTCCGCCCCGACGGCTGGACCATCCCGCCGGAGATGACCGCCATTCACGGCATCTCGCACGAGCAGGCGGTGGCCGAGGGCATCCCGGAGCGCGCGGCGGCGATGATGTTCGTCGCGATGCAGTCGGTGGCGCGGCTGCGCGTGGCCCACAATGAGACTTTTGACCGTCGCATCCTGCGCATCGCCATGACACGCGCCGGTATCGAGCGTGACATGATCGAAGCGATCGAGGCCCGCGCCTCGTACTGCACCTGCAACGCGGCCAAGCCCATCGTCAACCTGCCGCCGTCGCCGAGGATGCTGGCGCGCGGGATGAAGGGGCCGAAATCGCCGAAGCTGGCAGAATGCTATCTCCATTTCTTCGGCGAACCTCTGAGCGGGGCGCATGACGCGCTGATCGACGCAAGAGCGTGCGCCCGGCTTTACGGCGCGCTACAGCAACAAGGAGCAGCAGCTTGAGCGACGGACCACCGAACTGGGACGACATCCCGCCGGCTGACTATGGCCAGCCGTCCGGCGGCGGTGGCGGCAATCGGGGCGGCAAGAAGCCTCGCCCGCCCGCGATGACGGCGCAGGAGATGGCCACCGCCTCGGGCGACTTCTATGCGTGGCTCGAAACCGCCGCGACGCAGGCGCAGTTGAAGGTGGTCCTGCCCGATCACGTCGATCTGCCGCTGTTCATCGCGACCGCGAAGACCGCCGTTCTGACCAAGCCGCAGCTTCTGCGCGAGAACATGCGCCCGTCGCTGCTGGTGGCGATCATGAAGGCGGCCAGCCAGGGTCTGCTGCCCGACGGCAAGCAAGGCGCGCTGGTGCCGCGCTACGACAACGAGGCCGGCGGCTACATCGTCGCATGGCAACCGATGGTGCAGGGCATCATCAAACTCGGCCGGGAAACCGGCGCGATCAAGTCGATCCGCGCGATGATCGTCTTCCGCGGCGAGAACTTCCACGTCCTCGGCGGCGAGGAGGACCGGATCCAGCACGAAATCGATATCGACATCGTCGATGAAGCCTACGCAGCGCTGAACGGCGGGCGTGACAACCACGGCAACCCGATCGCCCGACCGGCGGAGTTTTTCGCCCGGGTGCGCGCCGCCTACTGCTTCATCACCGGGGTCGATGGGACCGTGACGCGGCGGTACATGCCGCACCAGCGCCTTGTCAGCCTATGGGAAAGCAGCAAGGCGGCGAACGGCCCGTGGAATTCGCGCTGGATCGACGAGATGATCCTGAAGGGCGTGATCCTTTACACGGCGAAATGGATCAACCTCGACAGCGAGAGCGCGCCGGCGAAGCGTTTCAACGCCGCGCTGATGACCGACATGGAGATCGATTTCGACCGCCAGGGCCAGCTTACTGCCCCGGTGGCGCAGCCGCAGGCCGCTCTCCCGGCACCCGGGGACAAGCTGTCGACGCTCGAAGACGCCATCATGGGGAGGGTGACGAACAAGACGGTCAAGCCGCGCGAGACGGTTGCCAGTGGGTCGAATAATCCCAGCGGGTCGAAGCCGGCGACCGCCAAGCCACGCGAACCGCCAGCCGGCGATACGGATTTCCTGCCGCGCGTGCTTGCCGTACTCGAGCGCGAGGGGAGCGGACGCGCCTGGATGAACGCGCTGACCGCCGCGACGATCGCCTGCCCGACAGCGGGCGAGCTGGGCGAGATCCGCAAGGCGGCGTCAGTGGTGGCCAACCTCAAGGACGCCCCGCCGGAGGTGCGCCCGCAGATCGCGGCACTGTTCGTCGCCGCCGCGCAGCGGCTGGCCGAACCGCAATCCGATGGCGCGGAGGACGGCGCCTGGAACGACCCCGCAGCAGAAATCAAAGGGAAAGCCGCCTGATGGCCAAGATCATCGTCCTGAAGATCGAGATCCCGGCCGACGACGACGTGCGGGTCGATGGCGTCAAGGGTGTCGTCCTGGGCGCGCTCCGCGCGCTCGGGAAGCGCCAGTCGGACCCCGGCGAAGGCCAGTCCACAATCGAACATGCGACGTTCTTCGATGCGGCGTCGGTCAAGTTCTGGACCCAACCGACGGCCGCCGAGAAGAAGAAGCCGAAAACGCCGGTGTGATGGCCGCCGCAATTTCGCGGCGGAATTAATTGTTGACGGACTGACGTGGCTACGCGAGGACGTCACACTATGAGCCAGACCAGAGTTGTCGCGTTTCTCAGCCAGAAGGGCGGCACGGGCAAGACAACCCTGGCGGTTCACACCGCCGTCGCCGCGCAAGAGGCCGGCAGGCGTGTCGTCCTGCTCGACACCGACCCGCAGAAATCCGCCGGCGCATGGCGCGACGCGCGCGGCGGTGCGGATCCGGTGGTGGCCACGGCCACAGCCTCCGAGATGGACCGGGTAATAGACGCGGCGATGGCCGACCGGATGGATCTGATCATTGTCGATACCGCGCCGCACGCCACACCCGATGCCGCCAGCATCGCCCGCAGGGCGCATCTCGTGCTGATCCCATGCCGGCCTAGCGCCTTCGACCTTGCCGCCGCCGGCAGCGCCGTGGCGATCGTCAAGGCCGCTGGGGTCTCCGCGGCCTTCGTGCTGTCCGCATGTCCCTTCCGGGCGCCGGAGATCGCCGAGGCGCGGAAGGCATTGAAGCGTTACGGCATTCCGGTGGCGCGTGCCGAGATAACCGAGCGACGGGCGTTCGCGCGCGCGGTGGCAAGCGGGCGAGCGGTCACCGAATTTGAAGCCGACGGCCGGGCCGCAGCCGAAATACGCGCGTTGTGGAAGTGGATGGAGAAGGAATTGCGGACTTGACCACGAAACCGAAACCGACCGGGCTGGCGAGCTTCACCACTCTCAAGCCGGTGCCGAAGCAGGCCGCCGAAGCGGCTGGCGCGCGCAAAAAGCGAGGGCAGGGGGCGACCGTCTCCCTGACTGTGCGGGTGGCGCGGGCCGACTGGGTGCGCCTGCGCCAGCTTGCCGATGCCGAGGGCACCTCGGTTCAGGAGATTACCATGGAAGGTTTCACAAAAGTCATGGTCGCACGCGGATTGCCGCCGATTGAAGGCTTGTGACGTCGTGACGTGGTGACGGATTAGCGTCATGGCGCTTTGGCGTTCTTGGGTTTCCTGGCGGGTCGGGTGGCCGGCTCCTTGAAAACCAGGCCGCGCCCGACTTGCTGGCGCAGTAGCATGAGCTGCTGCGCGTCTTCGATAGACGCCACCAAGATCAAGTCGGCGTCTGGCGGCAAGAGCGCTTCGACGGCCCGACGGATCGATGCCTTGCCGCGTGCTGTCTTGCACCCCTCTGCGATCGCGGCATCGGCCAGACCAGGATCCATCGTCTCGATCATGATCAGCGCCGCAAATTTGTTAGGCATTTAGGTAATTCCCTTGCGCAAAAAGCCACCCGCGGATTTAGGTCTATGGTTCGGCCCGGGAAATGTGCTCCGGGCGCAACGGGCCGGCTTCGGTCAGCGCCTGATGCGCCACTTGAAGCGTACGGATGATCTCGCCCACCATCGCTGGCGTCGGTAGATCGCTGACCAGAAGGGAAAAATACTCGCCGCCGCACAGTGTGCCGCGCAGCATCTCATGCGACGGGAACGATTGTCCTCTGCTATCTTCACGAGCGTCTAACATTGGCAATATCTACCCAAAGTTGTATTTCATGATTCTTTCTTACTCATAAGTGATATCGATAGTACCGCAGTTCCACTGCTTAGGCTGTAAAAGCCCGGTGAAACATGACAACCGTCAAATGACGGATCTTTGGGAGGCGCGACGTTACCGTCTTTGTCAGCCGCCGGCAAAGATGATCCAGTTGTCGACCTGCACCGGCGGCATATTCTGCGACGCGCCGGTCAACCCCGAGGTGACGGTGGTCGTGACCGTCGCCGAAAGCGAGATCCCGGTGTAGCCGGTCGCGGTGGCAAGCGTGCTGCTCGATGGCGCGCTGGTGGTGGCATCCAGGCCCGAGGTGTGCCCGCCGGTCGCCGCGGTGGCGGTGATGGTGTTGTGGACGTGCCCGGGGTCGGTGACCGCGACGTTCGGTGTGCTGGTGGCGGTCAGCGTATCCTGCTGGGCGTTCTGGCTTCCGCCGGTGGAGCCGACGACAATCGCATTGACCCCTGACACCGCGTTGGTGACGTTGCCAGCGGCAGACCCGCCCATGTTGTCGGCGCCGATCGACGCGCGGCCGCGCTTGTCGGGCACATTGAAGCTGCTCGACCCGTCGCCGTTGCCGTAGGCGGTGCCGATGGCGGCGAACAGCGGCGCGTAGGCGGTGCGTGAAACCGCCTGGCCGTAGCAGAGCAGCCAGCCAGCCGGCGCCGTCGTACCGCCGTAGGCCATCTGCACGCCGACCGGCACCCCGCCCAGCGTCGCCTCATACTGCGACAGAGCCGCCAGGATAGCGCTTTGCGGCGAGACCACGTTGTCGATGGTCCAGAACGGATTGGTCGGCGGGTCCGTATCGGTCGCTGGCGCCAGGACAAACTTGTAGGCCAGCGTCGGGTCCAGCCACATGCCACAGGACGAGCCGGTGGCGGACGGCGCCACTTCGCCGCGGGCGTTGAGCACGATCGGGTCGGGCAGGGCGGTGCCACCCGATGCGTCGGTGAATGGCGGCTGCTTCGTCACCGTGCCGGAGGCATAGACGAAGAGCAGGCCGCCCGAGAGCGGATTGCCGCTGTTGTCGGTGTATTGTTGTACTGGCGCGGGGGCGAGGATCATCGTGGTCATAGTTGCATGTCCATCAGGTAGCCGGCGGCGTGAAATGCCCCGAGGTGGTCCCGGACCTTCTGTCCGATGTCGGTGCGAAACATCCGGTTCGGAAAGCGGATATGGTCGATGGTGCCGTAGACCCGCTCCTGGGCCTTGCCGACCGTCTTGCCGAGGCCGGTCGCCACCAGCACGTATTCGCCGGCGGTCTGATAGGTCGGCCGCTCGACCACGCGGCCGTCCTCCATCACCGGGCCTTTGCCCATCATCGCCTCGACCAGATGCACATCGGCCAGCACGTCCTCGACGCCGGCGATCGGCACCCCCTCGACCAGTTCCGGTGGCGAATTGTTGTAAGGGTATCGCGGCTGCGCCATGACCACGCCGATCGCCACGTCGTTTGAGACTTTCAGCGTGTCTTTGCCGGCGAGCAAATCCCGCATCCACTTGGCCGGGTCGCCGCGGTGCGATGCCGACTGGATCCACCACGCGGGGTAACCGCAACGGGCGGTAAATTCGAGCGGCCACGCCTTGCCCTTCTTGTCGAGCATGGCGCCGATGGCGAAGTCGCCGCGATGGCCGAGGGTGCGCAGGATCGCCTCGAACGGCAGCAGCATTTCTTCGGCGAGCTTGTCGCGGGTGCAGTATTGCGTCACCGAACCCTGCTCTCCCGTGGCAGGCCCGACGTCTTCATTCATCAGGGGCTTGTGCTCGATACAGACCTGGAATTTCTCCGGCAGAAACCCCTCCGGCCCCATCCAGCCCGACACGCCGATCTCTTCCAGCCGGTCGACCTTCTCTTGCAGCATGCACGGGCCTTTGAGCTGCTTGCCTATCCCGATCTGCCGGCGCAGCCAGCCGACCATATCGGCCGGGTCTTTGGCGACGTAGGTCAGGGTTTTATCCGGCTCTGAACCGAGCGGTTTGTGCGCCCAGGCGCGGTCTGACTTGCGCGCGAATGCCTCGGCGTCCTCCAGGCTGTTGAAGGTCTGGTAGGGCGGAATATCGATGCCGACCGCCCGCATCGCCTCCATGCCCGCCGCGCGGTCAATTTCGAGGCGGGCGGATGCCACCGTCGGCGAGAAAACCTTGAAGCCGAAATCGGTCCGGTAGCGATCCAGCTCCCAGAGATAGCGGTTGTTCGCCGTGTTGAAGATCAGCCCGTCTTTCGCCCAGGCCATGTGCGGCTTGTAGTCGTCGACCAGGGTTATACCGGCGATGCCCTCGGCGTAGCGGGTCGGCTTTGCAGAGTAGCGGAACAGCCTGACCTCATGGCCGGCGGCAACGCATCGCATGCAGAAGTCGAGGCCAACCGCGTCAGCGTCGATGACAAGGACGCGCACTAGCTGACTACCCCGTAATCGAACTTGCCGAGGAACAACGCCACCAGATGCTCGACCAGGCAGGCTTGCCTGTGCTGGACACGATACGGCGCGCCCGGGTCGTCGCCCGGCTCGTCATCGGGGCCGTGCTTGCCAACTTCGCGCTCCGCCTCGAACAAGTTGTCGAACGCATCGACGGCGCCCTCGGTAATGCCCGCTTTGAACGCCAGCCGCGCCTCGACCAGCTCGTGGATCGCCACGAGGAACTTCTCTTCCTCGTCCCACACGTCCGCGCCCGCGACCTTGATGTGGATGTCCGCCGTTGTACGGTCGAAATACCAGTCGCCGCAGCCTTCCGTGCGGTAAGCGGCGAGCCGCATTTCTTCTGGCGGGACGGCTTCGATAATGATACGTGTCGATTTCACTTATTTATCCCGATGAATACTATGGTGTTCTTGCCTGATGTCATACGACAACAACCTTCATGGCGCCTTGGGAGCTTTGGTGATTGGCGCGTGGGCGCCGATCGGCGCCCTCTTGCGCCGCAGACGTCTCGCTCGCATCGCCGCCGGACAGCCCGGCCTTGCGGAAAAGCTGGGCTGGCTTGTTGCGCGATGCTGGCACGCAATGTCTCACTGAGGCCGTCCGTCCTGGCGCTTCTGCGGGTGGATGAACATCTGCGGTATCTGCGCCATCGCGGCACCGGCCATGGGGCCGGCTGCGCGCGTCATGTCCGCCAGGGCGTTGCGGTTCATGTGCGCTGATGTTGTCGGCAATGACGACATGAAGGTCTTGAAGTCCTGCAACCGTGCGCGGGTCGGGTCCTGGGCGATGGGTGTCGACAGGATGTCGGCAATCCCGGCGTTTTTTGCCGGATCGCCGCGCGAAGCCAACGCCCGCAGTGTCTTCGCCGCGGCCGCTGCCATGCCCAACGCGTTGCCGTACTTGGCGTGCACTACCCCTCGTGCAGCATGAACCATCGCCTCGACTTCCGGTGACGTGTCCTCCGCCCGGCGCTCGGCCGTCTGCGAGCCGCCCAAGGCGTTGAACCTTGTGCCGAACATGCGCCCCTCGGCCGTGACGGAGTCCGTAAACCGTTTGTAAGCCGCCTCGCTTTCGAACAGCGGACCAAGCTGTTCGCGCATATACTGGCTGTTGATGATCTTCTTCGCCTCGTCACCGGAAAACGCCGTTTTCCGCAAAGCGGTGCGCAGCGTATCCGCCGCCCCGAGGCGGTAGAACTCCCGGTCGCCGGCGCCGAACGTGGCGATGCGATCGGCGATTTCCTCTGGCGTGCGTTTTAGAAAGTCCTCGCCGGCGTGCAAAGCGTCCAGGCTCGTACTGACCCCGGAATAGGCGTCCAGCGCCCTCGCATATGGTTCATTCAGCTTCTTCAGTGCGCCCCTGAACTCGGTCCTGGTGTTGTTCGCGGCGCGGCCGACGTAATCGAGGTCAAGCCGTCCCGTGACCTTGTTGCGCCAGGTGTTCTCGATGTGGTCGTCCATCCCGCGCTTGACGTAATCCAGCGTCTTCCAAGTCGGAACTTTGGTGAAAACCGGGACGCCTTGGGCGTCCAGGTCGATGCCCAGCGTCACCGGGGACACGCCTTCTTCCCTGGCCAGCTTGATTGCATTCGCCATGGCGCTCTGAAACGAGGGGCGCGCAATCAGGGCGCCGATGGAGCCGGCCCGCTGCGCTCCGCCGGGCAGCACCATCTCATCGGGATTGATTGGTGGATGGGCATAGGCTGCTTCGTACAGTGGCTTAGCCGCCGCAGCGCGACTGGCCTCCATCGCCTTGGTCAGTTGATAGGACGATCCGGCGCCGATTTCGCGGTCGACGTCGCCGCCCAGCCTTTGGCCTGCACCCTTGTCGCGCTCATTGAGGAAATTCTTGAGTTTGGCGCCGCCCTCGTCCGCCCCCCGCGCGATGCGCCCGGTCAACCCCTGCACCCTTGGTCCGCCAAGATCGGCGATGGTCAGCGGCTTCTCCGGCGTGGCGTTCGCCAGATCGAGCATCTGCTGCGCTGTCGGGCCGCCCGCTCTGGCATCCTCCTCCATGCGCTTGACCACCGCCGCCGCCGCCGGATTTTTCTCGACTGGCTGGCCGGTCACCCGCTCGACAAACTCATGGATCGGACGCATTTTTGGCTCAATCCATCGCGCCACGCGCCCGAGAATGGCATTACCTGCTAACCCGGCCCCCGCACCGAATGCGGCCGCCCCGGTTTTCTTCCACCAGTAATGATCGTCGCCGGTTGGCTCCAGGGCGGAGAACAGCGCGCCACCGGTCGCCGCCCGCATCGCATTGCTGCCGCCGAGCCCACCTTTGAACAGCAGCGCCTGCGACGCTAGGTTGCCGGCAAAGTCTCCGATGCCGGTCGCATACGGATGCGCCTCGCGATCCGCCGCCGTCTTCTCCGCTTCGGCCGTCATGCGCTCGCGGGCGTCATCGACCAGCGATTTGCCCGCTCCCTTGATACCGATCGCCTCCAGCCCCTTGCCCAGCATCTCCTGCGCAGCGAACACTGGTCGGGCAAACCCCTCCGACGCGCCC